ACTTGGATAATCCTAAGCTGGTTAATAATTTTAGTGTTAGGTACTATTTAAAACTATGGAACATCCTTTAGTTCAACAGATTATAGAACTCTTTGATGGTGTCCTTGTTGATGAATATGGTTGGAGACACTACAAAGTAAAAGGTAAAAATTATGACATTCGTTTTGACCCATCTCGTTTAGAGTGGGCTTGTGATTGTCCTGCTTATACTTACAGATATAAGTTTAAGAAAAAGTATTGTAAACATATTTTACAAATACAAGATGAAAATTTTAACAGAAGGTATCAGTAGTGGCCGTGCTGGTGCCAGAGTGGTCTAATGGGGTGGATTGCAAATCCATTGTTCGTGAGTTCGAATCTCACCCAGCACTCAAACGTAACTTGTGTCGATGTTGACACGAAGTATGGGGCTGTAGCTCAGTTGGGAGAGCGCCTCCCTTGCACGGAGGAGGTCGCAGGTTCGACTCCTGTCAGCTCCACAATGCCAGAGTAGCTCAGTTGGTAGAGCAAGTGATTTGTAATCACTAGGTCGTAGGTTCGAATCCTATCTCTGGCTCACTATTAAATAAAGGATACAGACTATGATGTCTTTACAATGTAATAAATGTGGTAGATGGGTTGATAATGTTAGTGAAAGTACGAAATCAGTTACTTGTTCATATTGTACATTACAAGCCGTAGGTATGCCAGAAGAAAAAACTAAATCATACAAACCAACTGGTCGTCCTGCAGGATGGCACTTTATGAGTGAATTTGTAGATAAAGATGGGAATGTGTTTCACAAAGGTAAAGAACAACCTGATTTAAAAGGTACTTTACCTCCTACTAAGATAACTAAAGCTAAGGTTAAAACTAAACGTAGGACTAAAGAACAAATACTTATCGATAGACATAACGAGAAAAAACAAGCTCTGAAAAAAGCTATCAAGAAACAAAAAGATTTTTTAAATCATCAAGTAGGTAAATAAATGTTCGAATTAATTGTAGTTTTTTTATTAGGGTATATAGCTATTAAAATGAATAATAATGATATGAGGTTTTGATGAATGAAATAATGCATTTTTTTAAACACGTGATAGGTTTCTGTGGTGAACACTCACATCCTAGTCTTTTACTTTCAGGAGGAGTATTGTTAACAGCTATGGGACTCTATTGGACAAAATTTATCAACTTTTTTAAGGATATGTTTTAATGGGATTTCAGGATAACTTATCGAAAAGAAACGGTAAATACAAACTAAAATCTAAGACTGGTAAAGTCCGTAAAAAAGGAACTTGTGTTTCTTGTGGACAAAATTCATTAACTCGTGAGTTATTGTATGAATATAATACTGAAGATATGATTTTAGTTCGTCAATATATGGAAGACCATTTAACAACATATAGTAATCATCAAAGTATGAAACCTATTTGGTGTGATGAGTGTAAAGCTCTAATTGAATATAAGAGTTCATTAAATGCAAGTAATTGATTGTTTAAAAGAAAATAATCCATATATAAATCAAAAATTAAAAGAGGTAAGTGTAAATGAAGGATTGGATATTGCGAAAGACTTATTCAATGTCCTCACAAAACGGAAAGATGGTATTGGGTTGGCAGCTAACCAGGTTGGTATTGATGCTAGTGTTGCTGTCGTTAATGTTCGTGAACCTATAATATTAATTAACCCTAAGATTATAAAACAATGGGAACCTGTTCCTTATTTTGAGGGTTGTTTATCATTTAAAGGTAAAAGTGTTCAGACTCAAAGATATTCTAATATAGTTATTAAGACTGAACAAGAAGAAGCAGAATGGTATTTTAGTGGAGCTCCTAATCCTAGTGATGGTAAAGGTAGTTGGGAAAAACAGGAACAGAATAAACACGACAAAGAATTAAGATTGTTAGAAGCTATATGTGTACAACACGAAATAGACCATTTAAATGGAATGACAATCTCAGATAGACAAATAATAACTACAATCACGAATGAAGTAAAGGTCGGTAGAAATGACCCGTGTGTTTGTGGTAGTGGCAAAAAATATAAAAAATGTTGTATGTAACTACTTAACTATATGAAAAGATTTTTTAAAGCACTTGGTAAATTATTAGGATTGATATTTGTATCAATAGCTACATCATTTGTTTTAATTTTACTGCTACTTACCTTTATTGTAGCATTTTTAGTTGAGTTTTTAAAGGATTTTTGGAATGGATATACAAGAAATATTAGAAAAATTAGAGGAAGCTAAAGAAGAAGAAAATTGGGATTTAGTTCAGGAAGTAATAGAAATTATGATTGAGATGAACATTGATAATCCCTTTGATGAGTATCAAGACGAAGATTGGGGCTGACCAGGTTTCGACAGATGTTCTTTGACAATAGAGTGCAGCAGAGTATGAGTAAACTCTTTAATAAGACTCAACAAAACTCAAATGGCGATAAATCGCTACAAGGGTTAGTAATTGATTGGCATTTAGCTGAAAATGATGGTGATTGGAATAATCCTCCCATCTCAAATTACGAACCAACTTACGCATACGCTGCTTAAGTTACTGAGTTATCTAACACTCGGTCATAAAATAAGTTAGATAAATGTCCTCAGTAGCTCTGGACGTTAAACAGCTACCAGTCGTCAATCTGTAAACTGACCATAGTGGGTTGTAGGTTACTACTGAATTTGGAACCTAACTAAGCTGTGAATGACTCTATCGATTAAACATTTGGACGTGGGTTCGATTCCCACCAGCTCCACAATAAAAAAAATTACCATTTTGGGTAGTAACTAGATATTTATATAAACAAAGAAAAGGTAACTATGAATAAGAATACTATATTATTAGGAATAGCTATTGTATTGATAACATATGCTAATGGCATTGTATCAACTAAATTTCTTAGCGATAAGAATATCCAACTGCAATCTCTGTTAGATGAAAATAAAAGACTAGCAGAAAAGTTGGATGAATATGAAACAGAAGGAATGCACGTGACCGTAACTATGTATCATCCTGTTCGTGAACAAACGGATTCTACACCGAACATTCTCGCGGATGGAACGCGCATTAGAACTCAGGAAGCTTCTAACTACAAATTTATAGCGGTTAGTAGAAATCTGTTAAAACGATGGGGAGGTTGGTTAGATTACGGCGACTTTGTTTTATTAAAAGGAACTAAAGATAAAGATGGTGTGTACCAAGTACGTGATGCTATGAATGCTCGTTTCGTGAATCGAATCGATATTTTAGAATCACCAGGTACTAAACCTTATAAGTTTGAGACGGCTAAGATTACTCGTACGAACTTAACATACACTGGTGCTGAAGATACTAAATAAAAATAAAAAATAACACTTGACAAATAACAAATATTTTCGTATATTATATACGAAAAAAACAAAGGTTTTGTAAATGAAATTCAAATCAACTAAACGATTTGGGCCTATCACTACAGGTCATCGTCAATGGAAAGACAAAGGTCATTGTTCTTTCGTTCACGGATATGGAAGATATGTAAGACTAACATTTGAAGCATCAGAACTTGATGAACGAGGTTGGGTTATGGACTTCGGTGATTTAAAAGATGTTAAGAAGTGGATTGAATCAGAGTGGGACCATAGAGTCCTGATTGCAGCTGATGACCCTTTACTATCTGATTTACAAGAACTAGAAAGTAAAGGTGGTATATATCTTAATGTACTTGATGATGGTTACTATCCTGGTATTGAAGAGTCCTGTCGTTATCTATATGACAAATTAAATCCAATGATAAAAGAAAAAACAAACAATCGTGTTGAGATTACACGAGTAGAAGTTTGGGAACACGAAAACAATCACGCAGAATATGTCAGATAAAAAATTACCAATAAATGAAATGTACACTTGTCTACAAGGTGAAGGTAAACTTCTAGGTATACCTCACATCCTGATTCGTGTAAGTGGTTGTAGATTACGTTGTCAGTTTGCTGACTCGTTTTGTGATACACCATATAGTTCTTGGAAACCCGAGAAAGGTATTTTTACTTATCAAGATGTTCGAGAGTTTTATCAAAAAAATTCTCATATCAATCACACTATGATTACTGGTGGAGGTCCTACTTTGCATGCTAAAATGTTACAAGAGTTATGTAAGATAGGTAAAGAGTATTATCAAACCATCACAATAGAAACTGAAGGTAGTGAGTTTGTTTCTACTATGGCAGACTTAATTTCGTTATCTCCTAAGTTGTCAAATAGTACACCGAGACCTGGTACGATAATGTCTTATACAGGTAAAGTCGTTACTGAGGCTGATAAAAAGAAACACGAAAAGTGGCGTTGTAATTATGAAGCTATGTCTCAACTTATCGAGAATCATCCTGATTATCAACTCAAACCAGTTATCTCAAGTGAAGAAGATTTAGAAGAAGTAAAAGAGTTACAAAGAATACTAGGTGTCCCTAATCATATGGTTTATCTAATGCCTGAAGGTCTCGAACGAAATCAACTAAATGAAAGACGAAAGTGGTTAACAGAACTTTGTGTACGTGAAGGTTACAACTTTACAGATAGATTACATATTATAACTTATGGAGATGAACGTGGGGTATGATTGGATAGGTTGGATAGGAACTGCTATGATTATAGCAGGTTACTACTTCAACGCTAAAAAAATTAAAACTTGTTTTATTATTTGGGGATTAGGTAATGTAGCATTCTTGATATATGCTTATCTGATTGATGCACCACCTCAAATAGCTATAAGTGTCTTCGTAATTGGTATGAATGTTTTTGGATATAAACAATGGAGTAAAGATGAATAAACTAAAACACGCTAACGGAAATCATCCGTTGACTGAACAAGAAAAACTTAAAATGATTGAACAAGCTGCTAAACACTACGGTGATTATATGTCAGCTCTTGGATTCGATTGGAGTGAAGACCCTAACTCCTCTGAAACTCCTATCAGAGTGGCTAAAGCTTTTGTCAATGACTTGGCTTCAGGTGTGTATAGTGAACCTCCTAAGATTACAGCTTTCGATAACGTCGATGGATATGATGGTATGGTCTTTCAAGGTAACATAACATTACATTCATTTTGTTCACATCATCATCTTCCCTTTATAGGACACGCTCACGTAGCGTATCTTCCTACTCCTGAGGGTAAAGTGATTGGACTAAGTAAGTTAAATCGTATTGTTGAGTTTTATGCTAGACGACCTCAAGTACAAGAGAACTTGACAATGCAAGTACACGACCACATTCACGATGTATGTGAAGAAAACATTGGTGTTGCTGTATCTGTTGAGGCAGACCATATGTGTGCTTGTGTTCGTGGTGTCAAACATAATTCTACTATGAAGACATCTAAGTTGAGTGGTGAGTTTATGAACTACAAAAGTAATTCACGAGAAGAATTTTATAACTTTATAAGGGACTTGAAATGAAAGAGTTTATAAGTTGGAATCTAATTGATGAAGCTGTTACTGATATAGCTTTTAATATTAAAAACACAAATAAAGATTTCAAAGGTGTTTATGGTATACCTAGAGGCGGTTTGATATTGGCTGTAATGTTGAGTCATAAGTTAGATTTACCTTTGATAATGTCTAAAGATGAGTTAGATGAAAATAGTATCATCATAGACGATATAGCAGATACTGGTAGAACATTATGGGATTTTCTTGAATATCAATCTTATGTTGTTACTATACACAAACACGAAAAAAGCATATTCAAACCTGATTATTCAGTTTTAGATAAAGGTGATAAGTGGATTGTCTATCCTTGGGAAACTGAAGACTCAGAAGAAATACAGGATTATTTAAAATGAAAACAAATATAATATGTAGATTACAAGTTGAAGGACTACACTGGTGGTCTGAAGCTAGTAAGTATGAACCCACAATGGTGTATCTTGAATCACCACATAGGCATATGTTTCACGTTGAAGTCAAAAAAGAAGTTTTTCACGATGACCGAGATGTTGAGTTTATTGTGTTTAAAAGAAAAGTCAAAAAGTATTTAGAAGAAAAATATTATGATGAACAATATGATTTGTGTAACTTCAAAGCAAGGTCTTGTGAAATGTTAGCTAAAGAATTACTCGAAGAATTTGATTTAGTGTATTGTTCAGTATTTGAAGATAACGAGAATGGAGCAGAAATATATGGGTAAAATAATTTACTTACCTCTTGAACATATTGAGTCAAGATACACAACTCATATGGACAGAGATATATCAAACTATCTTGATAACTTAGATAGAGAATGTATCAAAGTTTATCCTGATATTCCCGTTCCTACAAGTATGAAAGCAGGAAGTTTTCTTGATGCTGAGTTTACAATCAGATTCAAAGCAGCTCAGATTGAAGAAGTGGCTAGATTATATCGGGAAGATGTAATTGACTCAGGTGATATTATTTGGAGTTCTGATTTATGGCATCCAGGACTTCCCGAAAGTATAGCTTATATGAATTACTTTGCTAAGAAAGATGTAAAGTTAAGAGGACTTATTCACGCGGGTAGTTTTACTGATACTGATTTTGTGAGAGATATGGAACGATGGGCTAAAAACTTTGAAGATACTTTGTTTGATATTGCTGATGAAATTTATTGTGGTAGTGATTTTATAAAAAATGATATTATAAAAAAACGAATGATAAATCCTGACAAGTTAGTTGTAACTGGATTTCCTTTAGATACAGAAAATCTTGATAAAGTTGAAAAGAAACCTAAAGAAGATATAGTAGTATTCTCAGGTAGAAACGTAGATGAAAAACAACCTTGGTTATTCAAACAAATGGAAGATAGATTAGGTGATGTTATAGGTAGTACTCAGTTCATCAATACTCTTGAACATAACTTTTCAAAAGATGAGTATTATGATTTGTTGAGTAGAGCTAAAGTTGTAGTAAGTTTTGCTTTACAAGAAAACTTTGGATTCAGTATTGCCGAAGCTGTTTATCTAGGTTGTGTTCCTGTTGTTCCTAACAGATTGGTTTATCCTGAGTTTTATGGTGAACAATATTTGTATGATACTTTTGATACTGCTTGTAATAAAGTTAATATGGCTCTGAAAGGTAACTTATTAGCTCCATTACACGGTAGAGATTATCAAGAAGCTATAGAAAGGTGGTTCCGTGATTAAAACTAATTTTATTTATTTTCCTTCATTCTCAGCAGGTGAGATGGGTTCTAACTTTGTAAAAGACCATCGTTTTAGAAATGATATGACGATACGATTTTATAGTGAAGAATATCCTGAAGAGTTTCAACACAATCAATTATTGATTACAGCTGGAGCGCATATGTCAGTAAAAGATTACAGAAACAAAATGGGACTTACTGATAGAAATCTTGTTATGGGTGATTCAGGAGGATTTCAGTTCGCTTCTGGAGCTCTCAAATGGGACTTAAAATACAGAGATAAAATCTTTAACTGGTTATCAGAAAATACTGATGTGGCTATGAACTTAGATTTACCTCCTCGTTTGAAGAATGAAGGTAAGTTTCACGAATGTTTAGATGTTAGTATTGACAATTTTAAATACTTTCAATCAAAACAAGATGGTTCTACAAAGTTCTTAAACGTAGTACAAGGTGATGACGAACATACTTACAAACACTGGTACGACCAAGTCAAAGATTTTGATTTCAATGGTTGGGGTATCGGAGGTGCTGGTGGTAGTCTTTATCGTTTTATGTCAGGTGTCCATGCTCTATTACAAGGTAAAGAACACTTGAATCCTCGTAATGAATACTTTCACATTCTTGGTACTTCTAAAATCAGAGACTTCTTGATGTTAATTCAATTACAGAAATCACTTGAGGATATTGGTTCCAATATTGTTGTAACGACTGATAGTTCGTCTCCTGACAGAGCTGTCGTTTTTGGTACATATTACACACGATTTAGTATAAAGAAAGCCACATTTGAATCAATCAACTTTCCAAGTGAAAAACATAATCCTGACATTATAGAGTGGTTTAGAGAAACACCTAATCAAGATTGGCCTCGTATGACTGCTTTTGATGATGTACTTAGAGGACTTGTTTCTTGGAAAGATGTAGCTGACTGGAACACTCAATGTACTATGGGAATGAGATTACATAACTTCTATGTGTTTAAAGATGCTATCAGAAATGTAACTGAACTAATTTATGGACACGATTATATATTGAAACAAGCAGTAGATAGTGAAGTATATAAAGTATTGAGGTCCATTGATGATATGGTCAAGAGTGAAGACCCCTCAAGAGTATTCGAATCATATAAACAACTTTATATGAAAATGAGTAATACTAAAAAACAACCTACAAATTCAACACACAATTTCTTTTAAGGAGAAAAAATGCAATTTACAGCAGAACAAATACAAGAAAATTGGGACAAACTAATCGGTATAATAGAAGATACCTTTGAAGGAGAAAGAAAAGAAAATCTCTTGAAAATGTATGATTACTTTAAAGATAGAGCTATGTTTGCTCCTGCTAGTGGTGTTGTGTATTATCACAATGCTATACCTGGAGGTTATGTTGACCATATTCTTAACATTACAGAATGTTCTCAAAAAATATATGAGATGTGGAAAGAAATGGGAGCTCATACAGACGAATATACTCTTGAAAATGTTATCTTTTGTGCTCTTCATCACGACTTAGGTAAGTTAGGTGATATGAAAGAGGATTACTATGTACCTAACGAGTCTGAATGGCATAGAATCAATCAGGGTAAAATGTATGAGTATAATGACAAACTACATTATATGACCGTTACAGACAGAGCTGTTTGGTTACTAACTCAGTTTGATATTAAGATGAATCAAATCGAATATTTAGCTCTACGATTGACCGATGGAATGTATGAAGATGCTAATAAAGGATACTTGATGGGATTCGGTGAGGGTAAAAATCTTAAAACAAATTTACCTTTAATACTACATCAAGCTGATATGATGGCTACAAGATTAGAAAAAGAACGTTATATGTTCAGTAAAGATTCTGATATAAATTATAGTGAGATTCTTAATCCTGAACTTAAAAAAGAACGTGAAGAACAAGAACAAAAATCAGTAAACACAATCAAAGAGGCTATCACTAAATCAGAAACTCCTGATATTTTATCAGAAAAGTCTAAAGATTTGTTTAACGAATTATTTGGAGATAAATAATGATAATAGAAATAGTATTAGGATTATTAGTCGTTATCGAGGGATATGTTATTTGGAACTTATTTAGAAAAACAGAATTTCTCGAAACTTGGGTAGAAGATTTTACACAAGTAATACAACAAGTAGATACAGATTTAAAAGAAATTGATTCAACAGGACATTTTGAATCTGATGATGAAATTGGTAGTATATTTGAGGCTATCAAAGATACCGTAAAACAATTAGAAACCTTCAAAGGAGAAGATGTAAATGCCAGCTAAAGTTGTTAAGAAAAAAAGACGTAAAAAAAGTAAAGTATATTTTGGAACACCAGTACAAAATGCTATCATTAGGTACAATGAATGTTCAAGTCCCATAATACGAAATAGAATTTATCGTGAACATATAGCTGCTGCTTTTGATAAATTAGCTGAAAACTTAATTCACACATTTAAGTTTTACTATTTTGATTATCCTTTTGAAGAAGTTAAACACGAAGTAGTATCTTTTTTAGTGATGCAGATGCCTAAATATAAAGCTGACAAAGGAAGAGCTTTCTCATATTTTTCTGTAATTGGTAAAAATTATTTGATTCTAAATAATAATAATAATTACAAAAAAATGAAAACACACGATGAAGTCAAAGTATTAGATTTCAAACGTAATGTTCTGAGTGAGTCTATACAAGAGGAAGCTGATGAATTTAACGTTCAGTTTGTAGACCAGATGTTAGAGTATTGGGACAATAATATTACTAATATCTTTCGTAGACAAAAAGATATTCTTGTAGCTGATGCTGTATTAGAATTGTTTAGACGTAGAAAAAATATCGAGAACTTCAACAAAAAAGCTCTTTATATTATGATTCGTGAAATGACAGGTTCTAATACTCAACATATTACACGAGTGATAAATCAAATGAAACGTTATTACTTCAATATGATGGAGGAGTTTTCTGCAGTAGGTGAGATTGATACCTCTAATACTGGTTCGATATTTTAATTTATGGCGACGATTGAGTAGCTGGTGCTCTCCTCGGTCTTCAACACCGTAGTGTAGTAGTTGATACTACAGGTAGGTTCGATTCCTATCCGTCGCCGCTAACAAAAAAAGGGAAGCCGAAACTTCCCTTTTTAAGTGTCCAATAGTGTAGGAATACTATTGTACTATTTCGCTCCTACTTTCGAAATAAACCCACCAACACCAACAAGGCGACGAGCCCGGCGAAACCCGATTCGCCAAACTTGTTTATGATGGATGTTAGGTTACCAATAACATTGACACCAAAGATACCACTTCCAAAGATAACTTCAGATATAGCACCTATGGTTACAAAAGATAACAATAGATGAGCTAAGTCATCAATGTATCCTTTGACCGTTGTTACGATTTCCTTCATGGTTTTCTCCCGTTAGTTAGAAAAAAAAGGCTACCCAGTAATTTTGCTAACCGAGTAACCTCCAATAATAACTATATTGTAAGTAAATAATAAATTCTAATATATATTTATATATTAAAGTTTTTAAACTACGATATATTTATAATTGAGTAATAACATTTAAGGTAGATTATGGCTATTGACTACGAAATCTTTGAAGGAAAATCTCTTTCATCTCTTTTCAAAGACATATACGACAATACAGAATATAACAAAAAACAATTAGATATACTTACAAAAGAACTTGTTCAGTTCATCAAAGATGGTGATACAGCTGTACAATTAGTTCCTATGATAAAAGAATATCTTGAAATCAACGTTAAGAACGATGACCAACTTGTTAAGATGGCGGGTATTGTGCAAAGATTGATTTCAGCTGAAAACAAGGCTGGTTCTGAAAACGAGTTTGGTTTGTCAGAAGAAGAAAAAAGTCAACTATTAGCTGGAATGGAAGATACCATAAAAGACATTCAAATAGAATCAGACAAAATTCAAAATCGAATAGAATCAGTAAAAGGACAATAAATGTACAGAGAACGAAAGGGTGTTGACACGCATACCTCTATACCTTTAGACCGTTTAGGTACACCTCAACAAATTAGTTCATACATTAAAAAACTAATCAAAGCATCACAATACGATTTTCACGAAACAGAACCTGTTGTTGTTGGTAAAGTATATTTAAATGATACAGGACTACAAGGAGCAATCAAGGGAAAATTTTCAATTTCGGGTGATGAAGTTGATAAAGTTTTTCCTTTGATGCCACATATTCAGATAATCCCAGTTGTTGGTGAACACGTCTTAACAGCTGAGTATAATGGAAAACTTTTTTATTTTTCGATAATCAATAGAAAAAATTCAGTCAATGAAAATTCTATACCTGTTGATTTACCACCCGATACTAAATTCGGTAAGACTTTTTTTAAAAAAGATATTAGACATATTGAGGTAAATGAAGGTGATGTTGTTTTTGAAGGAAGATACGGTAATTCTATTAATATAGGATGTAATGATGCTAATAATTCACCAGTAATCAAGATAAGAGCCGGTCAAACTCTTGATTCTGATACTCGACAGATTACAGGAAAATCTGTAAAAGAAAATATCGATACAGATGCTTCTTCAATATACCTAACTTCAGCTGGTTTACGTGATATTAAGTTTGATAATCAACAAATAACCGGAAAAAAAATACTAATAAAAAGTGATGGTATATTTATTAAAGGAAGTGATATTAGATTAGGTAGTGGTGATAATAACAATCTACAACCAGTTGTGAAGGGTAATGATTTAAAAGAATTACTTGACCCAATATTTGCAGCTCAACAATCTGTAAATCAAGCTACAATAGCTAAAAACACAGCAGAAATTGTAGCTTCATCACCAGGAGGACCTACACCGAATCCTCAAAAAGTTGTTGACTTGACAAAAGAAAATAAAACACTTTTACAACAAAATAAAGATTTACAAAATGCAATAAATAATTCCACTTATTTAAGTGATAAAGTAAAAACAATATAGGAGTTGTTATGACTAAAAAAGAACTTGTAAAGATAATACAAGAAGCGGTTCGTAGAGAAGTCAAAAAAGAGATAGAAAAGATATTTATTAAAGAGGAATCTTCACCCACTTTAGAATCTATGATTTCTAAACCCGAAGTTTCTGAACCTAAAAAACAAATCAAATATACAAAAAATGAAACTTTAAATAAAGTTTTAAACGAGACACGTGGAGGTCTCCCTCAACAAGGTAAGGAAGAATATCCTACTTTAGGAGGTGGTGTATTCGATACAAGTCGAATGACTGAAATGTTAGGTTATGGTAAAAGTGAAGAAGTACAACGTGATATGGTAGCAGTCGATACAATGAAAAAAGCAGGTGTAACTTCTGAACAAGTACCTGAACACGTAACAAATGCTTTGACACGTGATTATAGTGATTTAATGAAAGCTATGAATAAGAAAGGTAATTAATGTCAGCTATTGAAACAGATTTAAATCCAAATAAAACCGTTGGATTGAAATTACCTTTAGGGAGAGATAAGTTCAATGATTTTGCTTTGACAAAAACTTCCTTAGAACAAGCTGAGTTTAATTTGAAAAATTTATTACAAACTTATATTGGTGAAAGACCAATGCAACCAACTTTTGGTAGTAAACTTTTAGAACTTTGTTTCGAACAACAAAATGATGAGTTACCAGAAAACATTGAAAAAGAAGTGAGACGTGCTGTCTCAGAGTGGTTAGATTACATTAATATTCGAAACGTTGAGACTTTGACTGAAGAAGGCGATTTAAATCAAATTTATGTCAAGATAGATTACTCAACGACATTGAATCCTACTACAATAAATCAAATCACAATAGATGCTTCTACAGGAGGATATTAATGGCTCGTTCAAGTATAAATAAAAATGTAGTTAAACAAGTAAACTATCTCAATAAAGACTTCTCAGATTTTAGAGATAGTTTGATTGAATATGCAAAGGTTTACTTCCCTAATACCTACAATGACTTTAATGAAGCTTCACCAGGAATGATGTTTATTGAGATGGCTGCATACGTTGGTGATGTATTATCATATTACATTGATTCTTCTTTTAGAGAATCACTTTTAGCTTATGCTGAAGAAAAAAGAAATGTTTATACAATAGCACAATCATTCGGCTACAAACCTAAAACAACTTCACCAGCTGTAGCTGTTTTAGATGTATTTCAGACCGTTCCGGCTGTCAATAATAAACCAGATGAAAGATATGCTCTCAATGTGAAAGCAGGTACAACTCTTCAAGCAGCCTCAACTGGTACGCAATTCCGCACTATTGAAGATTGTAACTTTAAGTTCTCAAGTTCTTTTGACCCTAAAGAAGTAAGTGTGTTTGAAAACAATGGTAGCACAATAACAAAGTTTTTACTGAAAAAACAAGTTAGAGTTGAAAGTGGTAACATTACTACTGAAAGATTTACATTCGGAGCCTCTGAAAAATATTCTCAAATCAAATTAGGTTCACCTGATGTAATTGAAATATTGTCTTGTACTGATAGTGATAATAATAAATGGTATGAAGTTGATTCGTTAGCTACTGATACTATTTTTGAAGATATGGAAAATAATTCAGTAACAGACCCAACATCGGTTGTAAACAGAGATGTGGCTCCTTATATACTAAAATTAAAAAAGACAGCACGTAGATTCACCACTTTTATTAACGATAATGATGAAACAATTTTAAGATTCGGAGCAGGTATATCAAGTAATCCTGATGAAGAAATCATTCCTAATCCTACAAACGTTGGTTCGAGTTTACCAGGTAGTCCATCAAAGTTGACAAGTGCTTTTGACCCAAGTAATTTTTTGAAGACAGAAGCTTACGGATTAGCTCCAAGTAGAACAACTTTAACAATAGAGTATTCTCACGGAGGAGGTATAGATGATAATGTTCCTTCAAATGAAATAAATCAAATCACAAATATAGAGTATGAAATACAGGATGCTTTGTTGAACGCGAGCACCGTTACTGATAGTAAGAACTCAGTTTCGTTTACAAACCCAAGACCTGCTACAGGAGGTTCATCAGGACAAACCGTACGTGAGACACGCGAAAGTGCGTTGGCTTATTTTCAAGCGCAAAGTCGAGCTGTTACTAAAGAAGATTATGTTGTGAGAGCTTTATCACTACCTCAAAGATACGGGAACATAGCAAAAGTTCATATGGTACAAGATGACCAATTAAATAAATCAGTAGGTTTTGATGAACTCGAAAGAAAAGTTACTCAAGCAGATGTTGATGCTGGAAGAACTATTAAACAACTACAAGTAAGAACTCCTAATCCTTTAGCTATGAATATGTATACTTTAGGTTATGACAATAATAGAAATTTAGCTCCTATGAGTCAAATTGTAAAACAAAATTTATCAACGTATTTATCACAATTTAGATTAGTAACTGATGCCGTAAATATAAAAGATGCTTACGTAATCAACATAGGTGTTAACTTTTCTATCTTAACAAAAACAGGATTTAATAAAAACGATGTTTTGTTACAATGTGTAGCAGCAGTTCAAGATTTTTTCAATACAGACAGAATACAAATAGGACAACCTATTGTTATCTCTGATATAGCTTACGAACTATCTTTGATTGATGGTGTAGCATCAGTGGTGAAACCTGTTGAAAATAATCCGAATGATTTACCGATTGTGATTGAAAACAAATATAAAACAACTGAGGGTTATTCAGGAAACTTCTATGATATTGCTAGTGGTATTATCGATGGTGTATTATATCCTGCTTTAGACCCAAGTATTTTTGAAGTCAAATATCCTGATTCCGATATTAAAGGAAAAGTAGTCGGTGATAACTTAGGTATAGTGGAGTAACTAAATGCATTATTTTACATTCGCAGAAAAAGATACAACTTTATATGAAAAAAGTGGTAGTTTAAATTCAGGATTAGATGAAATATTAGAAGTACGAAAAGACATTAGTCCTTCAGGTGAAGTAATTACCGTTTCTCGTATTATGATTAAATTTGATTTAGACCCTATTTCAAAATTAAAAAATCAAAATGTTATAAAAGACAATGCACAATACTTTTTAAATTTATTTGATGCTAGACCTACAGCTCTAGCTACTTCTCAAAGTTTATATGCTTATCCTGTGAGTCAATCCTGGACAATGGGTGATGGACGTTCTTATGATGACCCAGTAACTACTGAAGGTTGTAGTTGGAATTTCAGACACGGTGAAACAGATGGTAAACTTTGGTCTGAAGAAACAGCTTCTGGAGGTTCTTGGTTTACTAATAATGATGGAGCATATGAAATGTCTCATTCATTCGGAGTCAAATCTTCTGATATGAGAATGGACGTAACAGGTGTTGTGAATGCTTGGTTAGACGGGACAATTCCTAATGAAGGATTTATAGTAAAACGTAGTGGTAGTTTTTATAATCCAACAACAACTTCAGGTTCTTTTGGAAATAATGATAGTGGAAGTGATGAGGGTAACAGCACAAGATTTGGTAATTTTTCATTCTTCTCAAGTGATACTCACACAAAATATCCACCAACTCTTGAAGCGGTTTGGGATGACTCAAAATGGACAACAGGTTCATTAAGTCCCTTGACAAAAGGTAACATTGAAGATATGGTTATCTATATGAAAGGACTTAGACCAGAATATAAAGAAAAATCAATAGCTAAATTTAGAGTTGTTGGTAGAGAAAGATTTCCTGAAAAAACTTACTCAACAACAAGTGATAATTTATCAGTCAAATATTTACCAAGTGGTTCATCATTCTACTCAATACTTGATGCTGAGACTGATGACGTTGTTGTACCCTTTGGTAGTGGTTCAAAACTAAGTTGTGATTCAGACGGAAACTATTTCCTACTTAGAATGGATGGTTATCAACCTGAAAGATATTATAAAATAGAATATAGAATACAAAGTGGTAGTACTACTGATGAAGAGACTGACCAGTATTTTGATGAAGGATTTACATTTAAGGTAACTCTATAATGCCATACACAAAACAAGAATTACAAAATGTTGATTTTTATCAGGATTTTGTAAACGGATTACGAAATACATATCTTGAACAAATCAAAGATTACGCTAATAGGCCGATACCTTTCGGTGATGAAAATACAGATTTATATTTATTTGAGGACATCTTGACGGGTATGGGATTAGAAGATGCTAATGTTTCTCAGGATAGTATTTATAAAACATTTCTTACACCAGAACAACAAAATTTTTCAAATTCATATCAAACAAAAAAATATTCTATCTATGATAAATCCGAGTTATTGGAAAAAACTATTGATAGAAATATATCCGAACTATCTGAACTAAAAGTTGGTAAAGAACTACCTGAAAACATTGAAAACGGAATGGTCGTAACTAATGATAAAGCTGACGATTCACGAAGATGGTTAATCGAAAATAATACTAAAAGAGAATTTTCAGATTTAGGTACATATTATGCTACTGATTATTCTTTAGTAAAGTTAGAGACGTTCAGTCAAAGTATTATTGATAGTATTGTTACAGGAGATGACATACAATAATGGCTAGATTAAATCAAAAAGATTCTGATTTACTTAACACTAATCAAGTGATTGATTTGAGTAGTCAAAAGTATGCCTATTTAGGAGGTGAGTTTGGTTCAAACTCTAATGACTATGTTGAAGTTCTTGTTTATTCTGGCGAAAATTTTTTAGAGTCAGGTGTTGTTGATTCTTCAGATTATGAAAATAGAGGACAAGATGGAATCAAAATCAAAACCGGAACAATACTCAGAAAGATGGGATATGACAGAGGTAAATTTAATGTTAAATTTAATTTTTTTAGAAAGACTGCAGGTTCAAACGAAACACTTTTAGTTGACTCAGCAGGTAAAGTGTACAGAGGTGAGTTTCATACGATGTCTGATGGTAGTATTATGTCAGGAGCTCAACATTCAGATGCTTCATATCCTTTATTTCTAAAAGAAAACAAATATCCTATTCAAGAAATATCACCTTCTCGAAATGAAGTTCGTCTTATTTCTCAAAACATTAAAGATAATGAATACAAAGATAATTTTAATGATAGTCAACTTTTAAGAAAAAAAGTTCAAATCAATAATGATGCCGAGTTTATATCTGATGGTGATTCAACAAAAAGAAATTCACTTAGAATGAAGTTATCAGGACTAACCAGTAGGTTTAAAAATGTTCAAAGTTTAGTAGGAGGTTATGTTTATTTACCCAACTCATACATTGAAAGATTTTTACCCCCTCCTCCCGCAGCTGACGGTACGACAGGAGCAGAAATAGGAGGTGAGGTTGTAAGTGAAATTGTACAAGCTAACTTTATAATATCAGACGAAAGTCAAGCTACACGTAGAAGAGGTGATACTTCATTCAAAAAAATATTTGATATTTTTAAAGATGGTTATCCAACAGAAGAATTTTTACGTGAAAAAGGATATGATGGTGATTATGGGGCTATGTTAGGTCAGGTGATAGGACATCAAGAAGGAAGAGGTGATGTAACAAAAATTCGAAAACTCAATGAAAACACTATGGAAGTTCCAGCTTATGGAAAAGGTGATATTATAACATTAAAAAGTGTTTCGAGTAAACCAAACACTTCGACAACCTATACTTGGACATTTTATGGATATGATTGGAACAGCGACGGAACGTGGGAAAAGTTTACTAACAACAATAACAAAATAGCTATTCAGAATCCTCCGGCTACTGGGTTACAGGTAATCGATAGAGATAAAACTAATGGTAGTGAGGTAACAATTGCTTTACAAGCATTTAACTCTCGTGTAGGTGTAAGTTTGAAAATAGACACTAAAAATGAAACAAGTACGGTGTCATTACCAGCTTGTATCGAAGTTGTAGGAAAAGGTGATTAATTATGGCCACTACAGCAGAACAATTTAGTAGAATTAGTTTAGACAAAGGACCTGATAATAGTTATTCAGGTGATTTAATCAACACGATTGAACTTGCTTTATCTGAAAATATAAATGAACAAATTGAATACACTTATATTAACTGGTTTGTTTATAAAGGTCAAGAAATTATATATGAAAAATTAGGTCAAGGATTAAATTTTTCTGTAAATATAGCTGACGTACTTGGTAACAAACCTGAAAACGCTGGTCAATATGTAGTACAGGCAGTTCTTGTATCAGGTAATCAAGATGGTGAAATTGATGAGGGTTCTTTTGAGATTCAATTTACACTCGTCGGTAAAGAGGAAACTTTACCTCAAGCTATATATGTACCATTTGTGGCTCAGATTGCCGCTGTCGAGAATGATGAAATTACAATTAACACAAGTTGGGAAGAGTTTACAAACAAAGTAAGACCAGAACAAGAGTTTAAAAGTCCTTTAGAAAAGTTTACAACCTATGAAATCTCATCAAAAATAAATGATTATAGTGATTTAAATACTTATATGCATTTAGGAGATGATAACTTATCACTTATCACAAATGTAAAAAAAGATAACGAGACAATTAAAAATTACCCTAATTCAGGTATTTACAAATTATATGAACCTTTACCTGATGATATTGAAGTTAAGGATAATGTATTTATTGTTAAAGAGATTTTACCTCAGTTAGAACAAACAATCGAACTTTTTCCTTATGAACAAGAAGATGAAGATGTCTTAGTTTTAAGAAATCCTGAAAGTTCACAAGTAAACTCACCCATAACAAATCGTTCTACTGAGTTAAAAAATTACACCGATTTAGTTACAGGTGATGTTAGATTAAAAAAAGAAATCGAAGACAAGTTTATAAGTGGAAGTAGAAAACCTGTAACACTAAATATTGATTATTCAAATTATAAAAACTTCGTTAACTTTTCTTCTGCTCAAAAACGATTAGAAAATTTTAAATATAAAATAGAATTGATTGAAGATTATACTTCAAAGAGTGCTTCTTATGCTTCTATTCCGTCACCTAGTGATGCTGCTAACTTTGATAAAAAGATAAGACAAATCAAAACAAACTTTGATGGATATGAAAATTATCTTTACAACGTGAGTTCATCTTATGAGTCGAGTTCATTAGGTGAGTTTCCTGATGCTAGTTGGCCAAAAACAGGAAGTGGTACTTATGATGACCCATTTGTTCCTGTAAGTTCATCACACGCAGACTTCACAAATTGGTACGGGTCAATTTATGGTGAGTATGGACAAATTTATAGTGCCTCTCTTTATGATAATGAAAATAAAAATAGACTCAAAAATTTATTACCTACATTTGTTAAAGAGGATGAAAACAATTCAGACTTCTTTAGTTTTATGGATATGGTAGGTCAACACTTTGACGAGTTGTGGGTTTACACTAACGGTATATCAGAATTAACCGACAGACAAAATGATTTAAGTAAAGGTTTCTCGAATGACTTAGTATTTAATTTAGCTAAATCTTTAGGTTGGTCTGTTGATGATGGTAAAGATTTATTAGATTTGAGTAGAGTAGGTTTCGGTCAAAAACTTAGTGGTGATAGTTACTCACTATACACATCAGGTTCATCAGGATTTTCTAAGATTACAGACGGGACAGCCACTTCAGTACCTGAAGGTGAAATAACAAAAGAAATCACTAAACGTTTGATAGCTAGTATGCCTTACATACTTAAAACTAAAGGTACAATTAACTCATTAAAAGCTATTCTTAATTGTTATGGTATTCCTTCAAGTATTTTGCGTGTACGTGAGTATGGAGGTTTACAAAAAATAGGACAAAGACAGCAGTTTGAAATAGCTCGAAGATTTACGAAAGCTTTAGGTTTTAGAGGAGACCAGTTCATAAGAACACCTTGGGATGATGATTCAGTTACAAGTCGAAAACCCGACACCGTTGAATTTAGATTTAGAGTGTTGAGTGGTTCAGCTGAACAAATACTTGTCCAAAAAGATTCAGATTGGGCTATCAAGGTTAAGGATAACGGACAAGATGATAACTATGGAACGGTAGCATTTCAGTTATCTGGTTCACCAGGTTATCAGGAAATAAGTTCATCTTTATTACCAGTTTATGATGGTGAATTTTATTCTGTAATGTTACGTAAAAACAAAGTCAATACAAATTTATTCACTAATCAAGGTTTCGAAACCTCATCATTATTCAATCCTCCTTTTATAACAGGAGGAACTGACACAACAAGTGTAGAGTTTGGTAATTTAAAAATTGTAAGTAGTTCAAATGTATCTCGTACAGGAACAAATGCTTTACGACACGAACACACTGGTGATTCGACAAATATATCTTACACTAATCTGTATCGTAATGATAATGTAAACTATCCTTCTCTCAATGCTTCTGTAGCGAGTGTAAGTGAAGGACAGACTTATGAGTTTTCAGTTTATGCTAAAGCTTCAGGTAGTTCAGTTGATAGTGTAGGAAGTTTAGCTTTATTTGAGTTAGATTCTGATGGTGAAGTTGTGAATTGGAACGTTGATTCTAATCTACAAAAAGGAGGTATATCTGAATCAGAGGTAGTGGGTTTAAATGAAACGGATTGGAAACAAATAAAAGTTCAAAAAACAATACATTTTTCAAACACTTCAGGACTAGGTGTAAGATTTGAAAACAGAAAAGCTAAATCTACAATCTTATGGGACGACGTTTCAGTAAGAAGAGCAGTTACAAATACTGATGATATATCTGATGCTTTTATCTATGATTTATTTGTTAAGAAGTATGATGCAGGTGTAGACAGAATAACTCAATCATCAAAAACTTCATTATATATTACAGGTTCAAATACAACCACATCTTCTTACAATGCTGCTTGGACTGGTAGTGGTGATTTATTTATAGGTGGTAACACGACTACAAGTTTTGGTACAAATAATATAAAACTTAGTGGTTCGATTATGGAGTTCAGATTATGGACTGAAAAATTAGAGGAAGATAAATTCGATACACACGTATCTAATCCTCAATCATATATTGGAAATTCTCCTTCTTCTTCATACTTTAATTTAGTACGAAGATTTCCAATGGATGATAATACGGAATTTACTGGTAGTAATGAAGATGGGGTTCGTGATACAAGACCTAATCAAGATGCTACACAAACTGGTAGTGCTCACGGATTTGATGGGTTAAACTTTTTCGAATCAGTCAATGATAAAACAAAAACAATAGTTCCTAACTTTGGTCCTCAAAGAAGAACAGCCACAAAGATTAGAATCGAAAACAATTACTTGAGTGGAAGTGGTGCAATGTTGAGTCGTTTCTCAAGATATGACCAAAGTTCAAATGATTTTGCTCCTCTTGATTCAAACAAGTTAGGTATTTATTTTTCACCAGTTGATGCAGTAAATGATGACATTGTTAATTCATTTGCTAATTTAGATTTCAATCAACTATTAGGTGACCCACGTGATAATTACGAATCAGAGTATAGAAATTTAAAATACACAGCTGATAACTACTTCAGAAAATATACCGATAATAATAACTTTTGGGATTATATGCATCTTATAAAGTTTTATGACCAATCAGTATTTAAACAACTCAAAAAAGTTATACCTGCTAGAGCTAAAACACAATTAGGTACGGTCATTGAGGGTAATTTATTTGAAAGACCTAAATCACCTGTACAGAGAAACAGACCTTCATTTACTCAACCTATATATGAAGATGAATTAAATATTAGTAATTTCGAACTTAACAATGAAAATGAAGATAGTCGTTCAATAGTCAGGATAGAAACTCAATATCCTAATTATGAAGGTGTAGCTGACAATGTTGATATATTTAAAACACCTTCTTTGTATGCTTTGAATGAAGTGAATTTCAACTATGATGACCCAAATATTTATTTAAGAGCCACAGCTTCTTACGGAGGACCAAACAGAGTATTTAGTGAGGCAACTGGTTCGATGATACTAGAAGGTGTAAAATCAGAATTTAATCAAGTGTACAACTTTGTCTATACAAGTTCAGGTGAATTTAGAAGAAGTAACAGATTTACACTTGATAAAAGTCAACATTTCTATCACACTAAATCATTAGCAAGTACTGATATTGACCCTCGATATACTGAGATTACAGCTTTCAATAATAGTTTTTATGAGGGTGTGAAGAATACATCAAATACAACTTTAGATGGTGATTTACCAATCATCATAAGAAAAACAGCACCTACGGTAGCAGTTCCAACAGACGTTGGTATTTCTAACCTACAGGTTGATGAGGATTAATAATGTGTAAAAATTTAACTTACCAATATTTATTAGTAGGAAAGTTATATATACACTCAAATCTTGGAGATAATAATGGGATTTTTAGATAATTCAACGATTACCGTTGATGCTATTTTAACAAAAAGAGGACGTGAAATACTCTCACAAGGAGGTAATTTCAACATAACTAAGTTCGCTCTTAGTGATGAAGAGGTTGATTACACCTTGTATGACGTAACTCATCCAGACGGGACTGATTCTTATGGAGCAGTAATTGAGAATATGTCTTTACTTGAAGGAGCTCCTAACAGAAGTAATTTCAATAGTTTTCTAACAAATCAAACAGCTGCAGGAGCAACAATAGAACTTGCTAATCTATCTTACCCAAGTGTAAAAGCATTAGCATCTATACCTTTGAGTCCCACTACTAAAGGAGGAGCAGCTGAAGACTACATATTTACGATTGATAATACAAACATTGTTAGATTCAAAGGACAAGCAGCCGCTAAAACATTTACAGGTAAGAGTGTTGAATTGATAGCACAATCATTTGGTACACCTACTCCGAATGCTTCAACTCTTGTTAATGTTCAGGGTGTTGAATCAGGACTTGTTTCAGTAGTTAATATCACGGTAGTAGCTGATACAACAGGTACTGGTGACGCTCAAGGAACTCAAGACCCAACTACTACTACAACAACCGGAGGTGACACAACCAATGGTCGTGGAGGAGTAATCTACGATGTATAAACAACTTACAGAAGCCGACAAAGTATCTGATGTTGCTATAGTAACATCTGGTTTATTTCAAGATGGTGCTTCAAGCATCACAACTTTTCACACCTCATCAACTCAATACACAAACACTGGTGATTACAACATTGATTTATACAGATATGCTCCTGGTACAAATGCTTCAGCATCTGTTCAGTTTGGTGTAGTGTTTGGTCATAGAGATGGAAGTGGTTCACTAGGAGGTGTTGGTGTCAGCGGTGATAGACCTACAGCTGCTGTATTCGGTCAGTTCAATAATACTTTAAATCCGCCCGAAACAACACAATTTACTTTCGGTGATTTATCAACAAAAGAATTTTATGCAATCTCATTTAATCGTGCTAGAATCAGAGAGAGAATGGAAGCAGGAGGTTGGGAACTTCATTTAAAAAATGGAGCCGCTGGACCTGTTGTAAAGTTGATTGATGATTCATCTACTAACAAAGGTGGTAACTCAAGTCAAGTTAATTTTGCTCCTGAGTACAACATTGTCAGTGGTACATTAGTAGGAGGAACAAGTATTGATACAGCTGCTGCTAGTGAAGGAGCAACAGGTACTTATGGTAAGTTTTATCCAAGTATCGGAGTCTTAGTATTGAATCCTACAAAGTTAGCTGACCCAGATAATCTTAATTTGGTTACCGTTAGTGGTTCGAATAGTGATGATAGAAATAATGAGAAACTTTATAATGTAATCAAAACAGGTGCTTACTTCCAAGCTAAACGTGAAGAACAAATAACTTCACGTCATTTCTTTGTAAGAGCAACAGCTAATGAATTTAACTCAACAACTAACGAGACCTATTATACTGAATCAGTATCAGGTGTCAAAAGAGTAATTGATGGATTAAGTTCAGACCCTAAAACTTATATTACAACCGTAGGTATGTATAATAGTGATAATGAATTGTTAGCTATTGCTAAACTAAGTCAACCAATCTTAAAATCAAAATCGAGAGAAGCTCTTATCAAAGTCAAACTTGATTTCTAAGGGGGTTTTAAATGTCATTCAAGAAAAACCTTGAACCCGAAGATATTGTAGTTTCGTCATTTCAAGTTCACAAGACGTTTTCGTTTACTGATGCTGATAGTGGGAGCGGAATATATTCTGTACCAATAACGAAAGGTACTGATAGCACTATATTCAACTATAACACTACTGATGGTGATTCAAAGACAATATCAAACCCCTCTGAAAGTGTTTTCTATAAAGTTCCTACGTATCACGGTATAAACAATTTATACTATCGTAATATAACACAAATGAGCGGTTACATAGACTTGATACGAGGAGTACCTACATCTTCAGAAGCTATAATTGACTATACATTTACAAGATTTCTCACTACTGGTTCACAGCCTCAAACTTTTAAATATCGAAGACCCTACACACGTCAACTCAGAGACACAGCTAATGTTTTATCAATCCCTCAAGAATTATTCGGTGAAAATATAAGACCTAGTTCTGTCAAGATTGTTGATGATAGCACATCTAAAACAATAACTTTACGAGATGATGGTAGAGGAAATATTTATGACGTAGCTTTCTCAGCTAGTTATGCTAGACGTGAACCAAATACAAATACAATGAGTGGAAGTGTCGTAGGTAATGTCTTTTATAATGACGGAATAATCGTATTTACTGATACAGGTTCGTACGATACGATAAGTTCAGGTACAGGTACAGATGGATTTACGTTAGAGTTTGATTCCACACAAACAATTTACGAACGTTCATATTTTTGTACGATTGATGAGAACCAATTTACACATACCACAAACAAAAGTCTAAAAGTAGGACAGAGTGGAAGTATATCTTTTGCAGGTACACCTTTCACCTCTTCAGTATTTTCTAATAATG